GCCATCATTCGTCAGAGCCGGGAGCGGGGCGAGGTTGAGAACGCCATGGCCGCCTACAAGAGACTGACCGGCGCCGACTGGCGCATGTGATTTTTCGAGTTTCGTCCGGGCTTCGCAGCCGGGCGGGAAGCGCAGAGCCCAAGCCCCTCGCCCCCCCGCAAAGGGCTTGGGCTCGCGCCCCAACCAAGGAGGAAGGCAATGACAAATGTTGAACTCGCAGAAATCATCTCCCTTCCCGTCACTGAATTTCTTGAAATGTCGGCGGCCCCAGGACATCGCAACAGCGAGGGACGAGCAGCAGCGGCGGAACATCTGAAAACATTGGTTCCCGAACATCTTGAAGTTGCGATAGCAGAATATCCCGATCCATCGGCACCCAGTGGCGTGAGGCGTGTTCGAATGACCGGCAACACCAGGGCGCAAGTATGGAAGTGTGGGCTCTCCAACGCCGTCCCCGAGTCTGTAAGCGCCCGGCTGTATCGCATGAAGAGCGAAACGGAGGTGCGCGAACGAATGCTGCGGCACGATAGTCGCGAGCAAGCGTGGTCGGCGGCGGATTTGATGTATCGCGCCTATGACATGACCTTCGGTCCTGAATGGCGTCCACGGTCCAAAATTTTGGCAGGCAGTAACAAACTCACCCAACCCATCAGAAAAGCCGATGCGATCGTCAATCACGCTCGCTATTCACCAGACCCGGCCGTAAAGGTCGAGATGATAATGAGGCACTGGATCAAAGAGATTCAGACCCTCGACAACCTATTGGACCGCCCCGTTTCGAACTCGATCAAAGAAAAGGCTCCCTTCACCCAGGGTCTACTCGCCGCGCTGCTCGTGATCTTGCGGTATCGCGACGAACAACAGATCGCCCCCTTCATGCAGACGTTTCCGGACGACGGCGGTACCAAAACCGACGCCGGCCTGGACGGCGTTCAATTGCTGATCGAAGGACTTGGAAAGCCACGCACGAACCCGGACGATTTACTCAGGCGAGCGCTCACGTGTTTCAGCTTGTGGGAGGCCAAGAGAGCAGTCTCCCCAAGCTTCAAGAAGTGGGCTGATGCCGTTCAATGGCATCAGGAACAACGTGACGCAAAGCGCGAAGAGGCTAAGCGTGAACGCCCGGTCGACGCCGCCGAATAACCCGAAGGCGGCACCTTGCCGCCACCGAACAGGAGAGCGAGAGATGGCGAAGAAGGAAAACATCGCGCGCTATACGTCTGAAGAACTTACGGCGATGATTGCACGCGGCGAAGACCGCAGCGACATGGCCAAGGCCAATCGCGAAATGACCGAGGAAGAGATCGTCGCGCAGATCCTCGCCGAAGGCGTCGAAGACCTCGACGAATGGAATAGCGGCCAAATCTGGAAGGGCCTGCCACGGTGAACATCCGCAGTGCCCGCGATTTGCAGATCGATGGGTTCATGGCGGAAATCGCGAAGCGCGTCCGCAATGGCAGTCCAACACGGGCAGAGGAAGCCGCCTTCCGGCAAATAATGCGGCTGGTGTCCGATGCCTGGGGAGATTTGAACGGGCTGCTCCGAGCGCATTCGCGGTTTTCGTACATCGCGCTCGCAGGCGGTCGCGTCCGTGACGGGCGCGATCTTATCGAAAACCCGCAGGAATACTTCGACCATGCGGAGTTCTTCCGCTGGCCCAAGACGCCGTACCGCGCCGCCGCCATTGTCGCGCATCTCTACGACACCACGCCCGCGAAAGCGGCCGATTACGCCACGGAAGTAGGCTTGCAGACGCACGTGCCGCCCATACCGCGCGCATCTTGGTACTATCCGGGCCGCACGATCCTTGTCTGCTACACGCGCCCCGGCAGCGTGCCGATCCAATGGCTCGAGCCGCAAACCAATCCCGAGGCGCTATGGCTGCAACCTCCCGAGGGCGACGCATGACCGAGATCCTGACCGTCAAGGAGGCCGCCGCGCGGCTGCGCATCAGCCGCAGCAAACTTGACGAATTGGTAGAAAAATACCCCTTTTTTATCCGAAACGGTAATCGTAAGCTGTTTACCGAAACGGATATTTCCCGGCTCATCGACGCGATGCGCCGGGAGGGGGAGAAGAAAACATGCCGGTCGAGCTTCAAGAACCGCGCCAAGGCAAAACAAAATACTGGTACGCCCGCGGCACTCTCAACGGGAAGCGCTTCGAGCGAAGTACAAAGGCGCTGTCGCGCAAAGACGCGCAAGCCGTCCTCGATAGCTGGATCGAACGTGGTGAGCTTTCCCCCGCCGGCGACGGCGACGTAAAGACCTTTTCCCAAGCGGCGCTCGACTACATCAACCACCACAAGGACGAGCCCCGCATCGCCAAGCTCGATAGCTATTTCGGCGACACCCCGATCAGCGAGATCGACAATGATGCGATCCGGGCGGCGGCGGTCGCGCTCTTTCCCAAGGGCACGGCGCAGACGCGCAACCGAGAGCTGTATACGCCCCTCTCCGCGATCCTCAAATTTGCCGGCTGCGAGTTCAAGGTGAAGCGCCCGAAGGGCTGGCGCGGCGAACAGAAAACCGACTGGCTGCATCCCGAGGAAGCCTTTCGCATCTTCGACGCCGCCGAGACGATCGATGTCGAGTTCTCCATTTTCTTGATCGTGCTCAACTATACCGGGGTCCGGCTGTCGGAAGGCACGACCGGCTTCCCCATCGACCGGCTGAAATTCTTCGACAACAAGGACGGCAAGCGCGTCGGCCATTGCTATGTGCAGAAGACCAAGACCGGCACGCCGCGCGGCGTCCATCTCCCGCCCTTCGTCGCCACGGCCCTGCAACGCCACCCACGCGGGCTCGACCGTCCGGGCGAGACGGTGTTCCGCTTCCGCAAGAACGGCCGCCTGTACGAATTGCTGGACCTCGTGAGCCAGAAGGCGAGGCGGCCCTTCGCCCCGCGCCAAGCCTTCCATCTCTTCCGACACACCTATGGGGCCTGGGGCCGCCGCTATGGCGGGCTCGACACCACCGGCCTGATCGCGACCGGGACATGGAAAGACGAAAGTTCGGTCAGGCGCTACGAACACGCCATCGCGAGCGAGGAAGCGCAGAAGGCCGATCTGATGCCGGTGCCGAAAAAAGCATGATCCAAGGAAAGGAACCCTCCATGCCCCTCAACGACGCACAGAAGCGCGCCAACGAAGCCCATAACCAATTGATCGCCGAAGGCAAATTCATCGAAGGCGGTTTCGCTGCCTTCCAGATTATCGTCATTCCCGAGGACGCGCCGCCCGATCAACTGCGCGACATGCGCATGGCGTTCTTTGCCGGCGCCCAATATCTGTTCACTACGATCATGACCAAAGGCGAACCGGGCGCGGAGTGGCCCTCCCCGGCCGATTTTAAGAAGAAGATGGATCAGATCCACGACGAATTTACCACGTTCACCGTGAGCGTTGAGCGGCGCGACGAGATGCGCACGGGACGCTTCAATTGACCCATAAGAAAAACGGAATTTCGCGGGCGTCCTTACACGGACTGAACGGGGCAAAAAACGCCTGTGATCGAAGCGTCAGCGATGAAACCGTGGTGGAGTATTGGTGGAGTTTTGAGCTAACCCATTGATGCGAAAGAGCTTCAGACTCCCTTCACACGGGATAGGCCGGAGGTTCGATCCCTCCCGCGCCCACCACCAAAAAGCCAATAAAAACAGCCCCTTATGGGGCATCCTTAAACGAGAACAAAAGGTTAAGTTTCGTACCAAATCGTGCACAAACGTGCCTTTTGCGACCGCTTTCGGTGGAATATCGGGGGACTTTTGTCCCTTCCCTACACCCCCCTAAAATGCTCATTCGTTCTCTGCCTTCCCAAGCCTTACCGAAACGGCTATTTTTGGCGTTCGCCAGGGGGAGACAAATGCCGCTTAAACTTGAGGAACCGAGGAAGGGCAAATCGCAATATTGGACCGTGCGGGGCACCATCAACGGCCAACGCATCGACCGAACGACCAAGGCCGTGACGCGGCAGGAGGCCGAGGTCGCGCTCGCCGCCCTGCGATCCGAACTTGACGAACCCCCGCCTTTCGCACCGCACACCCGATTCAGCCAGGGCGAGCTTCTCGCTGCCTGCAAAATGGCTAAGGATCTGCGCATGGATGTGGTCATCGATCCAGACGGCAACATCCGGATCACGGATCGAAAGGCTTAGGACAGCGCCGCCTTCGCTTCGAGCGCCGCGATGCGCTTGAGCGCGCGCGCCAGCAACGCCAAGGCGATATGAGTGAGATCACTATCGTATACCGCTTTGCGCTTGCCGCCCTCGCCTTTAGGGCCGAGATCGGTGTCGTCGACCAGTTCGGGCGCCGTCAGCGCGAACGCTTCCTCGACCCCTTGGGCCGTATAGCCGTGGTTCCAATCAGTGTGTGATTGGTCCAAATATTTGAACCGGCCCCAATTCACCTGGAGGAACGAGGCTTGCAGCGCGTCAAGCTGCTTGTCGTCATAGGGCTCGACCGCCCCCTTCACCGCCGCATCGGACAGATTCGTATTGTTGGCGGAATAACTCGCCAGCCCGCCGTTCGAATTGAACTGCATCCGCGTTGCCAGGCTGTCGGTCAGAGTGGCAAACCAATTGCTCCCATTATTCGGCGAGGTATTGAAATTCATATACACGCCGTTGGGATTGGCGCCTTTATGCCAGATTTCGACCACTTCGCTGCCCGCGACATTGCCGATGAATTCATGCGAAGTCCCCGCCGGGTTATAGGTCGCATTCGGATCATGCTTGGCATAGCCCGCAGGCGTCACCTGGCCGCGTTCCGTATCGTTGGTGAAAAACTTGATCGGCTGCGCCGTCTTGGTGACCAGCGACAGATCCCCGCTCGCCCCGGAATAGGCGCCGCTTGAAGTATAGGGCGTGGCCAAAGGCTTCACTCCTATGGAGAGAGCAATCATGTGTTCAATACACGGATATGATGTTGCCGGCGGAGGTTCCGGCCAGCATCACCATATCGACACGCACCGGAAGCATCGTTCCGGCGGGCACATTGGAAAAGGCAATGGTGTTCTGGCTTTCCAGCATGCGCACCGCGACATTGCCGGCAGTGCCGATATAGAGCCCGCGGCTTGGCTGCGCGAAGACGGTGGCATCTGAAGGGGTGACGGCCGCGGCAGAGGGGGCCGGCCCGATGAGGCGCAGCACATGGCCTTTGAGCCATTGGAAAGCATCGGCCATGAGACGCGCACCCCCTTTTCAAACTGGAGTGCTTGCTAGGAGCGCCATAAAACCGCGCCCCATGTCAAGACCACCTAAATTGCGTAAACCCGCGAGCGGAGGAAATCCTGTGCCTCGAAACGGCTTTCAAATTGCTTGATCTGGTAATTGCGCAAGCAAAAATCCTGCGCGACTGCCGCCGCCGAGCTGCCCACGACCCAGAAGCCAATTACCGCCGAGCCCGAAGTAATGACACCGATCCCGCCCCAGCTATGCCACTCGCCGTAATCGGGCGGCGGAGAAAAATCGCCCAGCACATTTGAACCCAGGTCGAACAATTTGAAATGCGGATTGGCCGCATTGACTTTGACATCGCAGCTCCAGGCCCACCAACCCACCCCCGCAGTCAGATCGCTTCCCGCCAAGCGCGCGAATTGCGCATTGGTGAGAAACCCCGTGTAGCGCGCCGCATCCGGATACAGCGAACCTTGCCCCACTGCCGCCGCTGTCGTCAGAAATCCGCCCGACATATCCGCCGCACCCCCCGCCGTCACATTGCAGGCGTTGTTGACCCCGGCGATGTTATTCAAATCGGAAATCAGGATACGCGGCGGTATGATGTTGGCCCGTCCCGTGGCGCCGTTCGGCCCGAGTCCTGGGATGGCCTGGGTGCAGATCCCGTCAGTCATCACGCCGGCCTGTTGCGCACCCCCCTCATTGCAACTGAAATCCGAAATCAGAATGCGGGAATTCGCCGGGTTCGCCACCTGGCAGGGTAAGCCGCCATAGCCAGACTGGGATTCAAAATGATCGTTGCGCGACACCACCGTACTATCGAGGCCCCGCAAATACACATCAGAGAACAAGCCGCCTTCACTGAAGGACGCATGGCACCCCCGGCCGTCGAAGATGAAGGCATGGGTATTGGCTGCGGCCGTCGTCTTTGTCGTCCCCGTCCAGAAATCAATATTGACGGTTGCGGGCGCCCCCGGCGACGCCACGCCATTCTGCTCGTTCCAATAGCTGCGCAAGGCGAAGGCGGCCTGCATCCCCGGCGTGTCGGTGTAGCCATAAAGGGCGATCTTACAGGTTTCGAAAATATGTCCGTCGAATTCGATGGCGCCCAAGCCACCCGTGCCGCCATTGTGGAAATAATGCCCGCAATCGCAGCCCGAGGTTTCGCCGCCAAGGCAATAGAAATTCCCGGCGTGCATGGGTGACCCGCCGAATTTGCTGTTCAGATTATAGGTGCCATAGGTGCAATCGGTGAAAGAGGTGCGGTTGAGATACAGGCCGATATTGCCGAAGGTGCGCTGAATGCCTTTTTCGAGGCTGCTGAAAAAGCAATTGTTGAAACTCACCCGGCCGACATACTCATCATTGAGCGCGTACAGCGTGGGATCGGTTTTCGCCAAGGCCACGCCGATGCCGGCGCGGGCCGTCCCACTGAAGCCCAGCGCTTCAAACAGATACGACATGCTCCAATCGGCCGTCGTATTGGTGAGCGTGACGCAAGCGGTCACGGCATTGAACGGTTTCAGAATCGAAGACGTGCTTCCGATCCCAAAAACCTTGACGCGCTGATTCGCCGTGACATTGACCAGATAGGTTCCCTTGGGAATAAAGATAGAATAGGCCGAATCGAACGCCGCTTGCGCCGCCACACTGTCATCGGTCGCGCCGTCGCCCTTTGCGCCGAACCATTTGAGACTGACTGTGCCATCGAACTGCCGGAACCAGCGACGGCCTGAAGCATCCACGAAGCCGGTCCCGCTTTGCGGAAATACCGTCGCCGCGTCGCCCGCCTTGTAGGTGAAGGTGCCGCCGTAACCGTCCGTGACAGTATTGCGCCCCGCGACCACCATCGCCTGGCCATCAGCCAGCACCACGGGCGCGGCATAGAGCACAATGGCAGCGGCCAACGTCTTGGCCCAGGCCGTCATGGTGGGCGCCGGGCTGATGCCGGCAAGGATCGCCGCAATCGCCGCCTCGATCGCGCCGCTCGAAATGCCAGGGTTCGCGACATTGCCCGAATCGTCAAAGGTCAGAACCGTATCGGCGCGCACGGCGGCGGGCGGGAGGACCAGATTGACCGGCCCATCTGAAACCGGCGCGGTGATCGCGCGCACCGCGCTCGCTTGCCCTTGCTGAATCTGCATCTGTAAGCGGTCTAACTCCGCCTCGACGCTTTTTGCGGGGAAGAGAGAATCATCGGCGAGCGACACGCTTTGCAGGGCCGCCACCGAACGCTCGATGGTGATGCGGTAATTCGCGGGCGGCGCTGTGTTGAACGTCACCGTGCCGTTGAGATATTCGCCCGTCCCGTCGTCATCGATGGTCCCCGTCACACCATAGTCGAACGACGCCGCCCCATTGAGCATGGGCGGCGGGACCGGGGTATTGGTCGAAAGATCAAAGAGCCGCACGATGAGATCAGAGGGCGCGAAGAACTGATAAGGGAACGCGAACGCCACCGTGCCCCCATTGCCCCGATTGCTAACGGGCACATAAATCGATTCAACCGTCATCGCTGGAACTCCATCACTGAATGGTCGGTTGCTGCACCGCCCCTCGCGGCGGCGACGGCGCGGGTTGCTGGCCGATGCCGAACTCGTCTTTGAAGGCTTCGACCGGCCCCGGCACACCGCCGCCAGGGCGATAGCCCGCCATGCCCCGGCCCTGTTCCTTGATGAAGCGGCGATTGGTCCGCTCCCACCAGCCCGGCGACATGGCCTCATAGGCGTGATACCAGACGAGGTAATCGAGAAAGCCCTTCAAATAGACGAGGTTCGCGAAGGGCACATGCCGCACGCCGAAGCGCAGAAGATCCGGCCAAGGCCCCTTGCTTTTCTCGCTCTCATATTTGCCGGTCGTCCAACGCTGATAAATCTTGATGAAGGTATCGGCATCGGTTCCGAGCGGCCCGCCGGCCCAGCCCAGGATGCCGCCCTCGAAACGGTTGACTTCGCCGAACAGAAAATCGCCGAGGATGCCGACGCCGCCGCCTTGCGCCATCGCGGCCATGAGCGTGCGCGGGTCCGCCGGATCGCGCACCGGGCGGCCCTGCGCCACATCGTTCACACTCATGCGCAGATACCCGGTCAACGTCGAGATCGCGGCGAGCGTGCCGAGCCCCCAGGCCATATCCTTCTTGTTGAGCGACAGATGGATTTCGCGCCCGATCAATTGCGTCATCGCCGCGACCGGCCACATCTTGAATTGCGTCATGAAGCGCAGCGTCTCGCCCGGTATCGTGCCGCGCTGCGTTCTCCCCAGAAGCCAGGCGCGTTCCTTGGCGCCGGGCGTCACCACCGAATTTGCCGCCGTATCGCCGTAATAGGACGAGAGCTTGTCGGACAGTTCATAGCCCAGATGCTCGACCTCGCGCGCGATCGCCGCCGGACCCGATTCCGGGCCGAGCGTGCCACGCGCGCGCAACAGCTTTTCGGCGTCTACGGAATCGATGCGCCGCCCCGTATCGGGCGTGAGATACGTCATGCCGTCGGCCTTGGGCAGATCGGGCACCGCGCGCAGGAGATCCCATTCCGCTTCGCCGATGCCGTATTTGCCGATCATCTGCGAGAGATGCGGATCGAGCTCGCCGAAACCTTTGCCGCCGTGGCGGGCGAGTTGATTAGCGAGCGTTTCGCGCACCCCCGCTTGCGTGTTCTCAAAGATGTAGGGCAGCACCGTGAACTTCATAAAGGTGTTGGCGGTTGCCGCAAGCCGGCCCGGAATACCATCGACATCGGGTTGCCAGCGCGAATACATCTCGCGCGTCAGCCCTGAGGCATAGGCCCCGAGCTGCGCCTGGATTTCCTTGCGTTCTTCCGAAGTCCAATGCCGCCCGCCCACGAGCTTCTGGACGATCAGGCCCAACGACTTCAGCATCGGCACACCATGATGACGCAATTCCGAGGTCACGGTCGGCCACACCGACGCGAAATGGGTCAGGCCGAAGCCGCCGCCGAAACCCAGGGTCAGCACGGTGCGGATACTGGACGAGATCGCCGCGCCCAACTGGTTTGCGGGGCGGTTGGCGCTGCCGTCCAATTGCATCATCACCGCTTCGATGCCGTTCTTTTTGTCCTGAAATTTGCGCACCCCGTCGAGATCGGAGCGGTAATCCTCTTCCACCTTCCGCATGATCTGCTTGAGATTGCCCATGGGATTGGTGCCGAACTTTTCCATCAGCGCGATGTGCCGCGCGCCCGTTTCGATTTCCTGCATGACGGCCTGGGTCAGCGTCGTCGCCATGCCGAACTGGCGCATGTTCTCCATCCATGCCTTGCCGCTTTTCCAACGGATGACGCGCGGCTCCGACAGCTTGCGCGCCAGGTTCGACGAGCCTTCATAGGCGGCCGGCACGAAGCCTTCGGTCGAATACTCGAGCCCCGGCCCTTGCTTGTGAACGCCCGTCACCAGCGCATCGAACACCGACCGCCCGAAGCGCCGGCGCGCATCGCCCATCGTCTCCTTGCCTTCGGGCTCCACATGATTGTCGGCGAAGGTTTCGGGATTCCAGCGCGACTCCGTCACCGCCCACCACGCCTCGAATGCCTCATCGGGCGTTTTGTTGCGCCCCGCCGCGATCCGCATCTTTCTGCCGTCGTAATTGGTATGGGCGACGTGATCGAGCACATCGCCGATATGCGCGCCCGCCATATTCAATCGCGTGCGGATCAAGCTGAGCGCGGGCGCCAAGATTTCGGCGAGCTTGCGTGCCGGATTGTTGGCCGGGCCAGAGGGCGGTCCCGCCTTCATCGCCCACATATCATTGGCCGCATCGTCATCGAGCGCGCCCAATTGGGCCGCCTTCTTCAGCCCAGCTTTTTCAATCCCGCGATCGACCGGCGCCTGGATCTCTGCCGTCATGCCGCGCGAGCGCGCCTGTACAGAATCGCGGTGGCCGATATTGGTGCCATGCAGATTGCTGCGAATCGTGTCCGCCGCCTTGGCGAGGCCGCCCGCGGCTTTGATTTCGTCGAGAATCTTTTTGCGCACCCCCGCATTGCGCAGCGCATCGAGCGCGCGCCTGTCCGCCGCGTCCTTCAAATTCGTCACAAGATCCTTGGCCGCGGTCACGAACGGATCGGCCGTTCCGGTGAGGCGCATTTTTTCGCCGCGATTGGCGACTTCTTCGAGCAGCTTCATCGCCTCGCCGGATGTGATCTTTCCCTTGGCCGCGATACGCGCGGCGCACGCCGCCCATTTTTCCGGCTTGAGCCTCGTGCGCGCCATCACATCTCCCCTTCGGTCAGGCACTCAGCCGCTTGGCCGTAGGCGTCTTCGATCAGACCCGCGTTCTCGACATCCTTGAGCGCGGCTGCGATAGCGCCGTCATCGTCGAGCGCCTTCAAATCCGTGGTTTCCGCGTCCTTGCCGACGATGTGGCGCAACAGATCGGACATGCGGGTTTTGAGCGCGGGTTTCGCTTCGCCTTCCGGCGCCTTGGCAGCTTCCGCCTTCGGCGCTTCCGCACCGGGTTCGCGCGGCGGATCGGCGAGTTCGACGGGCGCGGCCTCGTCGCCATACATGACGTTGTGCAGCGCATCGAACTGTTCTTGCGGAATGCCCGGCGAATACCCCCCGTCATAGAGATCCTGTTGCTCGCTCGCGAAGCCTTCCGTCTCGCGCGGCTTGCGCCCGTTGAAATCGAACAGATGCAGCACATCGACGGGACGGCCATCGATGATTTGCGAGACAGCGGCGCGCGCGGCGGCGGCCTTGGTTTCGGCATCGGCCGACAACACCCGAGCCATCGCATCGGCGATGTCCCTGAGCCCCGAGATCGCCTTGGGTTGCCCGCGTTCGGCGGCAATCGCATCGAGCTTCGCCGCGATGGCTTCGCGCTGCGCCTGCAAGGTGCGGCGCGCCTCGAGCGGCGCGGCTTCGGCCTTCAACTTTTCCGGCGTCGTATCGGTCAGCAATTCATCGCGTCGGCGCTGCAATTCGGTGCGCGCTTCCGGCGTCAGGCCTTCCTTCGCCAATTCGCGATTCACCACCTCGAGCCGCGCGAGCGCATTCGCCGCCGGACGCCCGCCGCGCGGGAGATCGCGGATCTGGCGCAACAGATTGGCGTCTTCCGCCCTCAACGCCGCCTCATCGGCGGTCAGCCGCAGATCGCGCCCGACAAGGGGCACCGAGGGATGCGGCGGCGGCACGGGTTCTTCGTCTTCCGGCTGCGGACGAAGGAAGGGATTCTCCATCTCTTCATCGGTGCCGCCGAACGGCGTGCGCGGCGCTTCTTCCGGCGCCCCCGGCAAAGCCGGGCGCTCTTGCGGCGGCTTGCCCGGCGGCGGCGGCTCGATCGCCCGCTTAGGCGGTCCAAACACCGCCTCGCCAAGCGTGCCGAAGCCGGTGTGCAACACCGCGCCGAACGCCGCGCCAAACATCAGATCGCGGAACGCCGAGCGCAGAGAATAATCCGCGCCTTCTTCCTGGCTGAACCCGTAGCGCAACGCGACTAACGGCGTCATAAATGAAACGCCCGCCGTGGCGCCCGCGCCCACGCGCGCCACCGTGCGCGCCAGAAAGCCGCCGCCGATGCGCGAGAGAATCGCTTCCTCGCCGATGCCCGGCAGGAATCCCGCCGCGAGCACGAGCGGGTCCGCCAGCGGCGCCGTCAGAAATGTGCCCAATTGCGTGTACCAGGGCGCTTGTGCCTGGAAGGTGCTGAGGATCTTGTCGCGCTCGATTTCGCGCCGCTTCTGCTCGCCCAGCAATTGCGCCAAACCTTCCCGCATCGGCGTGTCGGTGAGCTTGACCGGCTTGCCGTCCGGGCCGACCGGGGCATAGCGCTGGTTCACGTCTTCGGCCGACAGCAGCGGCGTTTCGATCGGCCGCGGCGCATCGCTCGCGCCGATCATCGGGCCGCCGCCCGCCTCGGTCATGCCGAGAAACAGCGCGCGATCGACAGTGGACGACCCCGCATACGCGCCGCGCTCCGTGGCCCGCCCGATCGCGCCACTTCCCTCGTCGAACGCGCCCTCGACCGCCGCGCCGAACTCGCGACCGAACCGTGCCCGGTACGCGCCGCGCGGAACATAGTCGGGCTGCTCGAAGGTGCGTTCAGAAACGAACTCGCTCATGGGGCACCGCCCGCTGGCAGGTTTATCGGATCGAACTTGCCGGGGTTGCCGTATGCGGGTCGCGGCGGCGGCGTAACCGTGAACGGGATTTCGAGCGGCTTGCCGTCCTTGGTCCTGACGAGCTTGCCGTCGATGTCCATCAGCCGCAGCCCATCGGCGCGCGGGTTGTTGATCCACAGCGACGAATCCTGCACGAGCTCGAGAAATCGTTCCGGCGGCCCGGACGGTCCCGACACGCTGGCGGCCCGTGCGCCGGGCTCCCAAAGCGGCGCGACTTGGCCGGCATCCTTCGGCGCAATCTTCTGCCAGGCGTCCTCGCGATCCTGCGACGCTTTCTCTGCCTCTTGGTTGCTGTTGTAGCTCTTGAACTTGAGCCCGCTCCGCAACGCATATTCGACGGCCGTATCCTCATCGACATGCACAGGCTTGCCGTTGACGATCCACATGCCGGGAAGGACCGTCGCGCGGCCATTGTTCAAACGCGGCTCTTGGCCGGCTTGTACGGTGTTGGTGATTTCGCTCGACCAACTACCCTGTTTGTCCGTGCCCTTGGGCGGATTGTCGATCCATTCCCCCGGCGCCAGCGGACGCGGTGCGCCCGCCGGCACCTTGGGCGCGATCTTCTCATTGAGATGCAGCACGCCCGGCATGACGGTTGCCGGGTCCGCCACGACAGGCGTCGAAGGCAACGCATCGCCGCCATACGCGCGCGGGATTTGAATCCGATCGGGCGTGAGCGTGTTCAGCGTTGCCGCCGCCGCGCGGCTCACCGCATCGTAATTCTCGCGCGGGATGCGCGCCGCACCGAGAAATTGATATTTGTCGAGAAACGCCGCCGCCGCGTGTTCTGCCGCCGACGCATCCTGATCCTGAAATCTTTTCGCATAGGCGAGCGCGACGATGCCGTCATTGATGCCGGCGATTTGTGTGTTCGCAAGTCCTTGCAATGACATCGACCGATTGAATCGTTGCACGTCCTCATTGGCGACGATGTTCCTGTCGATGTCGCTTTTCGCGGTGCTGCCGATCAGATCATCGACCTGCCGGTCTTTGGTTTGCGCGATCCACCGCGCCAGGATCACGGCATCGCGTGTCGGCTCCTTCCCGTCCATGAGATTGCCCACCGCCTGCATCGCCGGCGGCAGCTTGCCGAGCGCCGTCAAATCCTGAAACACGCGCGGCCAGCGGTCGCCAAAGAGCTTTTGCTGCCCATCGAGGACCGCCGGCGCGTTCTCGGGCTTGTCCAAAAGCTGCGCGACACTGCGCTCCGCTTGCGCTTTCGTCAGCACCGCGCGCCGATCGGACGGCACTTCGAGACGGTCATAGAGCCCGTCTTGTGCGGCGAGCGCCGCCTTCATCTGTTCGGGTGTCTTCGCATTCTCCATCGCCTGTCGCGTCTCAGGCGAGTTGCCCAGCACATAACTCGCGGGGTCTTCCCTGAGCGCGTTATATTTCTTGTTCTGCGCGTTCACCCAGGCGTTGTATTGTTGCGCTTGCTGCTCCGCCAGGATTCCGGGTTTCGCGGCGAACGCCTCCGCCTGAGCATTGTCTTCCGCAGGCGTGGTCCATTTCATCGCCTGGCTCGCGTCGTAGCCATTCTGCGCCATCGTCGTGAGCCCGATCAGCTTCTCCGCCTCTACCGGATCTTTGGGCAGCGCCTCCTTGATTTGCTGATCCGTGGGCGCACCAGGGATCGGGAGCCCCGTTGCGCCGAGCGAGTTGATGTTGTCCCTCGCGGCTTCGACCGTATGCCGCCGATTGATCGCATCGCTTGCTTCCAGGGAATTTTCGTAGCGGTCTTGCAGCGTATGGGCCATGCGCGCCGCTTCATCGGCGAGCGTGCCGAAGCGTTCCGCGCTGATGTCCTCGTAATGCTCCGGATTTTTCTGCATGTCCTGAGCCAGCGCATTCGCACGATAGGCCGCAAGTTCCGGGTCTTCCGTCGTCAGCGCTTCGTTCATGTGAAAGCGCACCCGCCCGATCGCGGCGCCCTCATTGAAATTCAGCCCATACGCCGCCGCTTTTTCGCCGGTGATGTAGCCGCTCGCAGACGCGCCCTTGATCGCGGCCATCGCATTGTCATGCGCGAGGCTACGGATTTCCGGCGAGCTCCCCGTCGCCGCCTGAAACCCGTATTGGCCGAGTTGCTTTTCGAGATTGCCGCGCGCGTTGCTCGATTCATTGCCGAAGGATTGACGCCGCACCGACTCGCCGCGAGTCAGCGTCTCGGTATCGATTCGCTGCCCGACATAATTCGACACGCGCAGATCGGTGACATCCTTCAGCGCTTCGGCCTTGATCTTCGCGGCGGCCTCGCCATACCCCTTTCCCGCCGCAATCGAATCGTCCGCCTTGGAATAGATGTCTTCCTGTTCCGACAGCGCGCGGCTCGCCTTCGCAACCCGGCCGGCGGCATCGGCCTGTTGCCGCGCTTCGGCATATTTTTGGAGGAAATCGGTTCCGATGTCGGCGACCGCGCCACCCAATTGCGCCAGCGCCCGGCCCGGCGCAGCCATTGCGCCGGGGTCCTGCATCGGCGGCGTATACCGCGTGACTGCGGCATCCGCCGTGAAGAGGGGGATCTTAGGCACCTAGCGGCCCCCTGTGGGGACCGGCACGAACGGCGACACCGCCTTGCCGAGCCCGGTCAGCAGCGTTGCGCCCGCGGTGATGTTGCCGGCCGATTTCGCGGCGCGGCCTTGTTGCACATTGATGTCGGCCGATTGCACATCCTGAAGCGCCTGCACCTTGCCCTGATAGCGCTGCAACGACGCTTGCAGCGCCCCTTGCGCGTGTTGATCGGCCATCACCTCCAGGGGAGAGCCCGTGTTCACATCGACGCCGGCGGCGGCGTAATCCGACCGTATGCCGCCATAGCGCCGCTCATTGGCGGTTTCGGTCAGCCGCGCTTCGGCTTCGGCGGCGTCCTGATCGGTCTGCGCCTTGACGCGCTGCGCCGCCGCATTGGCGTTATAGGCCGATTGCTGCGCCGCCCCGGCATCGGCGGCACCCTTCGCGGCGAGCGCCGTTCCGGCGATGGACGCACCCGCCGCGATAAAGGGGAGCGCCGGAGCCGCGAAGGCCATTTCAGAACCTCTCCTTCACGCGCGCGAACAGCACATGATCGCGCGCCAACGGATCGTAGGCGCGCATCAACCCTTCGCGCACAAAGCCGAGCGCGTGCGCAAAACTCGAAGCCCAACAATTCGACGCGACGACCGTCATTTCGACACGGCGGAAGGCCGGGTCGCGCTGGCGCAGATCGAGAAAGGTTTTGAGCGCGCGCGTGCCTCTCACGATATGGCGCGGGCGGACCTGGCGCGACAGCAGCGCCCAGCATTCTGCCCTCCCTGCGAATATCGGGATCAGCCCGCACGCCGCCACCGCGAACGCACCGTCGATCATGGCGAAGGACAAGCCCGGTATGAGCATGGCGCGCGCCTCGAATTGCGGCCCCGATGCCATTTCCGCGGCGAGCGGATCGGCAGGCTCCGCGATCACCTCGCGCAACAGGAACGCATCGAGCGGCACGATCCGGGCGCTCATCGCTGCATCTCCGGAATTTCGGCGCGCGCCACGATCGCGAGCACCGTCAAAGGCAAGGGCTCATCCTGCGTGATCAGGATTTGCCCTTCGAGATCGGTGTTGCCCTGCGGCGCCAGCTTGCGCATTCCCGAGAACAGCGGCGGCGCCTGCCCCATCGCATCGGCGGCGTTGCGCGTCAGCATCCGCTCCGTCTTGTCCGTCACGACGAAGGTCATCGGATCGCTCACACGCCGCCCGAACAAACAGCCGAGCGTTTCGTGAAAGCGAATCCACAGCGTATCGGGGCGCTTGGCCTTGCCCTGTGTCGCGACCGGAGTTTTCGGATTCTCCCACGGCATCGTCACGAGCACCGGCTGATACGGGAGCCCGATATTGGCAAGGCTCGCCTTGCCGGTGTCGAGCGTGACGCTGCCGCCCGCCACCGTGCGGCGCTTGAAACTCGCGCCGTCGCCGAGAATCGCCACGTCCTCGCCATTGAGATGATCGAGGCCGGTGAAGCTCGTATGCACGGCCGTTGCCGACCAGGCATTCGGCGGCGCGGGCGCAACGCGCAACAGAGATTCGATCACCGTGCCGCGCACCTGTGCCGGGCTGATGTAGTGCGTGATCCGGGCCTTGCCCCCATTGACGCGAATGAAGCCGCCGGCCAGGGCGGGCGCGAAGGCGGGCGCATCCGTGCTGAACAGCCCCTCGCCGGTGAAGGCCGGGCGCTTCGTCTCCGGCGCGGTATTGGAGAGTCCCGAGATGGTCAGCGTCGCGTTCGGGAAGACGAGTTCCGACGACAGCCCCGCATCGCAGAAGAACGCCTCTTCCTGCGCCGCGCCGTCGAAATACCGCGTCAGCACTTCGATGAAGCGCTTCGGCACGCCGTTGATGGTGCGGAGCACCGCAAGCCACAATTCATCATAGCTCCCGTCCGGCGCGGGGATGACATCGAGGCTTTCGACCAAAGGCGGGCCGCCATAATAGTTGCCGCCCAGGCGATGGCGATGCGGCGCGAACACCGTTTGCGTCCGGTCATAGGTGAAGCCGAGCAGCATCCCATCATTGCGCGCCGCCCAGATCACCTGATGCGGTGCGGCCTGATAGGCGAGTTGCTTCAGCCCGGACAATTCCGGCCCCGCGCCCGGAGGCCCGCGCGTGATGTGTTCGGAGAATTGCGTCGCATCAGGACCGTCATAGCCATCGAGTTGCCAGAAGAAGGACCATTCGCGCAGCTTGCGCGCCGAGCGGTCCATGAACAGGATCGACTTGCCGATGCGCAGCGCGTTGACCCCGGCGGCCGAGCCATAGGCGGTTTCGCGATAGGCTTGCACGCTGATCGGCGACAGACCGTCCGATGCGCTCGCCGCCTGCATGATCTGCTCGCTGCCCGATGTGCCGATGCCCAATTGCGGCGTGTGCGCCGCGCCCGCCGGCGAGAGCCAGCGGATCGCATTCACCTCTTCATCATCGAGACGCCAGACGAAGGCGTGCGCTTCCGTCACCGTGCCGTCCGGTTCGCTTGGCGCCATGTTGGTGAAATCGCCCACCACCGAACCCACGACGGCATTGGGCGCGCCATCATAGCCGCCCGAGATCAAGCGTTGCTGCCAGAAGGCCACGGTATAGGGATAGCCCGTCGCCGGGGACCACATGCCGAGCCGCCAGAACGGCGTCGCCGCCGTCCCATCGAGCACGCCCGCAGCACCCGCAGCGCCGCCAATGACTTCCGGCATGACGTTCGCGGTCACTTGCGTCGGCGAATTGACGCCCGTGATCTGCACCCAGCCCCACAGCGCCGTCACCCGGATGCGGATCAGGCGCCCGGCATCGCCGGGAAGGAAGCCCTGCCCCTTGTTGATGCCGGCGACAGCCGAGGCGTCGATGGTGATCGGCCCCGCCGTGCCCGAGGGCGTCAGCGTCGTCGCCGTCGTGTTGACATCCTCGTAAGGCCCGTCTCGCCACACGATCGGCGCATAGGCCCAATTCACATGCGAGCTCCGCGTCAGTGTCGCCGGCGGATGGCGCGGATGCCAGATGTAGAGCGTGTCGGCGCTTTGCGTGAAATTCAGGAGTCTCAATTCGTCGAAGGTATAGGGCACTCCGACATCGACGGGCACGCCCGCATTCAACACCTGCGCGTCATTGGCATAGGGCCGCACATGCAAATCCGAAAATTCGAGCATGTAGGCTTGCACGGTCGAGAACACGAAGCGGCGCAGGCGGCAGGCATGGTCCTGATCGCGCGCGTCCGCGATGTATTCGGTCCCCGGCCTTTTGGTCGCCCCGCCTTGCGGCATCACGACAAAATTCACCAGCGTATCGCAGCCGTTGTAATACTTGCCCTGATCGAAACGCCCCTTCAGGCGCGGGGACAATTCTCCCGCCGTGAAATTGGAAAGTTCGATCTGGCTTTCCATCTACCGCCTCGAGCGCAACAGGACATCGACATCCCATTCGACGGGCGAATTTTCCTGGCTCGAGATCGAGCGCGCCGTCGAGAGCTTGTCGCGCCAGTATTGCTCCAACTGATCGCGCAGTTTCTTGTCTTGCAGAATACCAATCGCGAGGCCGGAGCCCACGGCATAGCCGAGACAGGTACAGAACAGCGGATCGAATCGCGCCGGGTCTTTGAAATCGCAGATGTAGATCGTGTTGAGCGGCGCGCCTTCATCCGTATACAGAGCGTTTCCGACGACCTTCCATTCCGCCAGGTCGTTATCGGGCAGATTGACCATGGTGATGTAATCCGCAGGCAGCGGAAAGGCGTTGGCATAGTGGAACGGCGGCGGCGTCATGTCGGCCGCCAACTGCGCGTATTTCATGGCGAAATTCCACGGGAAGGCGCGCAACACCTCGCGCCTCTTCGTGTCATAGAGCTGCTTGCACAGGATCGCGGGCTTGGTCTGATCGTCAAACGACGTGATCGGGTCCTGGCCCAATCCTTCGATGAGGCCGATGTTGCAGATCGTAACCTGACTGTCGCCCGCGGCCATGTGCGGTTTCTCAATCGATGGTGTAGAAAAATCCGAGCCTCAACGTGCCCGCCGCCGGAGCCCCCGCGGCAGCAAGCGTCAGAATGATGTCCTCGTAAGCACCGCCGCCTTGGCCGGGAGAGTTCGGCCCGAGCGAGATGCCTTGCGAATCCACGCCGACCGAGATGATCTGTTGATATTTCGCGGTGAGCGCAACGAAGGTGAGCGTATCGACCGCGGTGAACGCGCCGGCGGCTTTGTAGATCGCCGCATTGCCGTTCCCCGCATTGCCAAGCGCGAGCGTTGTCGTGCCCGATGAGGTATCGCCAAGAAGCGTAATGAATTGCAGCGCGAAGGGCACAGGCAGACGCGCCACACCGATGACCGTGGGTGCGGCTTGCGCGGCATAGATCACGGTTTCATTGAAGACGCGGAGTTTGCCGCCCACAAGTGTGACCTCGGGGAGTTGCGGCAATTGACCGGCGGTGGCGCCAACGATCTTCGCCATATTGACGCCATAGGCGGTTGCGGGAGTGATCGCCATTGGAAGAGTCCTTTCTCAGATCGTCTTGATTTCGGTGATTTTGGCTTCTTCCAGGCGGCTCGCGCCGATCGACATGTCGGCGTAGACGTACCAGGAGAACCGTTTGTCGGGCCGTTCGGCGACGCGGCCCGAAATGTCCTTGACGATGCCGAGGCCCATGCCGCCTTTGCGCCACGCCGGAATCCGGTCAAAGCCGTTCGAATCCACGCCCAGGCGTTCGCTGTGCTTGAACTCGAAACCCATGAAGCTATTGATCTTGCCGTCCACCAGCGCCTTGACCGAATTGTAGTTCACATTGGTCACTTCTGTTGTCGCGAGCAGTTGGCCCTTGTGCTTCGCCTTGACCACGATATAGCGCGGCTCGTTTTCGTCGCCTTCGGCCGCATCGAGCGCGACGTTCGCCTCGATCAGTTTGCTGATGGTAAGCCCGGAATTGCCCGAGCCCGTGCCATAGGCCCAGGAGTTGACAGCGACGACCGTCCCGCCCGGCTGCGGCGGATTGCTTTCCGCATTGCCGTTCGGCCAGACGACGGCGGTCCCGCCGGTATGTCCGGCATAGGCGGTGCCGAAGAACGCGCTGATGATTTCATCGTCCTTGCCGCGATTGAGTGCCGCCGCCGCCGCCATCGTGTAGGGCGATGTCGGATCGGCAATCATCTTCAGCTTGTCGAGTTTGTCGATCATGTCGCCCCAATCGTAATCGTAGGGGACAAGCCGCCGCCTCAGATGTTGGGAGTTCATCATTGGGCTATCGCCATGACGCGCCATGACCTTGCGCGCAGCGGTCGCCCCCAATTGCTCGAAATAGGCGGCTTCGCCGGTCATCATATCGACGCGGACACAACCATCGAGCCGCGACGTTTCCTGTTGGGCGACGAGATGAATGGCCCCCGTGAATTGCTGCACGAAGGCGTCCGTGATGGTGAAGGACATCGGTTACTCTCCGTCGTGACGCCGGTCCTCATCCGGCGTCAGGGTTGCAAGGCGGGCGCACGGTTTCACGCGCGGCCCGCATATCTGACGGCTGAGCTCCCCGGCCCCGTAGCGAAACGCCACCACGCCGGACCCGCACCTGGGAAGTTTACGGCGCCCCTTCGCCGTGCTTTGGCCGGACCCCGCGTTTAACCCGCGAAGCTCCCCGGCCCTCTGCAAATCACGCAGGCGGATATGCCTGCTCGTAAAGTTTCGCGCGCCGCTCGACCGTCTCGCGATGCTGCGGATGTTTCGGATCGAGCAGCGCTTTTTTCGCCGTCTCGTCGCTGGCCATGGCGTTGATCTGTTGCCTCGCTTCGGCGGGCGAGAGCCCCGCGGCAAAGCCCGCGTCGCCCTTGCCGATCAGGCCATCCTCTTTGAGTTGCGAGCCCAGATGCGCCAGCATCTTTGCCAGACCCGGCGTGTTGCCGAGCTTGGTCGAATCGAGTTCGGCGAGCACCGCATCGGTGATCTTGAGCTCGCCCGCATAGTGATTGATCGCCGATTGCGCGAGATTCAGCTTGTCGTCATAGGCGGTGCCCCATTCGGCCTTGAGCGCCGTTTCCGCTTTCGTCTTATCTGCGGCGTCGGCATCGGCGCGCGCCTTGTCCGCGTTGTCGAAGACGGCGTTCCAGGCGGGCACGAGCACATCGATCTGGCGCTGCGACAAGCCCGCTTCGTGCAGCTTCGGCACGATCGCCTTCTGGAAGCCCTGCGCATCCGCGTCGTATTCCTTGCCGTCGCCGCGCTTGGGGATCTTGTAGCCTTCCGGTTTTTCCGGCCGCCCTGTCTTGCCGTAGAAATCGCCCCATGCCTTGGCGTCGTCATCCTTCGGCAATTGCAGGATGGTCGCCTTATCCGCGCCGACGAGACGCTGCGCGTTGACGAAACTTTCGGCAAGATTCTCGAAGCTCTTGATGTCGCGGAACGACGGATCGGTGCGCACCCGTTCGGGCAGATATTCCGCAAACGGCTTATCGGTCGGGAAGGACCATGGCTTCGCGTCGCCGCCGGCCGGAGCGCCGCCCGCAGGCGGAGCGCCCCCGGCAGGCCCGCCGCCAGCAGGAGGAGTCGCGCCAGCGGCGGGAGCACTACCACCACCCGCGCCGGCGCTGCCGCCTTCGCCGGCGGGATCAGGCATGAAGGTGGAAAGCAGCAATCCGTTTTTGACTCTCAACATCAGCCCTTCGCTTTCCCGTTCGCCTTTTCCGCACCCTTGACCTTGCCCGCATTGATCGAGGCGTAGAACACGCTTTTGCCCTTCTCGTCGCCATACTGCTTCTGCATCTCGGTCAGGATCGTGCGGCCCTTATTGGTAAGTGGCATCCATCATCCCCACATCTTCATCGGTCTGCATCTGCGCGAGCTTCACCAATTCGGCTTCGTTCCAGCGCAATTGATCGACGATGTGCAGCGCGAGGCTGCGCCTGCCGTCATTCCACTCCGTCGAGTACGGATCGCCCGGTACATGGCTGATCGTGAGCAAGCCCCCGGCGCGCAAAATATCGTAGAGCACGCGCTTGCCATCGGGCGAGGCGAAGACCTGTTCATAGGCCCGCGCATCGGCAAATCTCGCTTTCAGCATGGCGGCGCGCGCGCTTTTGGTCATGTCAACGCCAAAGCCCTGATGCCGTGATAGCCGAGAGTGTTCATAAAGGCCCGGTATTCCGGCGTCGTCGTCAGCACCCAATCGATCCACGCTTTATCGAAATTGCATTTGAAATCGATCGGCCGCGCCGTCTTCGCCGTCGCCTCGAATCGCGCCTTGATCGCGCTGTCGAGGAAATCCGCTGCCTTCCATCCGATGCGGTGCAACTCGCAGAAATGCAGTGTCGTCATCATGCGCAAATGCTGATGGTCCGGCGCTTCGGGCGTCATCGACGGCACGATGATGCGCGGCGCACGCATCGGCGGGTTCTTGCATGTCCGCACCATCCCCATGACCTGATCGCAGTGCATAGCAAAGTCCGGATACGGAGTTTTCGGCGTGTCGGGAAGGATCAGTGTCATGCCGCTTGCCTCTGGCCGATGTCGGCCGCCGTCGAGAGCGCGTCGGCGCCCGACTTCGCCGCACCCGCCATCGTTTCGGCCTGCTTGGCTTGCGCCGCCTGTTCTTGCGCCTGAGCCTGCGCTTGCGCTTCCGCCTGCATCTGATCGCGCGTCTTCAGCGCCAAGACCGGCACGTTCAGATCGCGGCCATAGAGCCGCATCGTCTCTTCGGTGTTGACCACCATCGGCGCTTGCGGGTCCATCTGCTTCATCACCATCTGTTTTTCCATCAGACGGTCGAGGCTATCGGTTTCGCTCGAGCGCTGCGCCAGCGCGATCGGCGAGACGTATTCGACGCGTAAACTCGAGCCCGACAATTCCGGCGGCGGCGGCGGGAAAGGCGAGCCCGGCCCGAAGCGCATCAGCTTCGCGCGCCGCCATTCGATCGCGAACACACGATCGATCAGCGGGTCCGTCCATTCCGCATTGACGCGCGCCAGCATCGGCGACAGCGCCATCATTTCCTTTTCGCGCCGCTGCATCCAATAGGTCGCGGTCGAACCCTTGCCGTCGCCCGAGGGATCGGAGAGATCCGTTGGCATCCTCAGCAGATCGACATAGAAGGCGCGCAGGATTTGATTCCGGATCGCCTCGATCATCTCCTGGCCGAGCTGCGGCTGGCCGCCGGTTTCGATGGGCTTGATTCTGTCGTCGGCCCGCACATTGGCGCGGTGAAAATTGAGCGAGCCCGGCGTCGTCTTGATCGGAACGAGATAGCCCTGATCGGGCAGATCGAGCGGCGGATCGAGCACCTTCTGGCTCGCCTTCAAAACGACCTTCGCCATCTCGTTCAGCATCTTCACATCGGGCAGCGCGATCGAGCCGTTGCCGCGCCCGTAGAGCTCCGCCGTCGCTTTGGTCAGCCGCGGGCAGAGATAGGGAAACTCATCGAAGCCGCCTTCGCGGATCACCGTGCCATCGGCCACCGACACATAGACGCTGGCGAACGCCTTATGCGCGGAGTCCGAACGCAGCACGTTGCGCAAGGAACGCGGCTTCACCTGATGCACGAAAACGAATTTATCCGTCTTGCCGTCCGCGTAAGCCTTCCCGACCTTTTCGCCCGCGTCTTTGCCAAAGGCCCCAACGGCCTGCGCCGGGGTGAACTCCCATTTGCGTGTCAGGGTATCGATGCGATCGGTGTCGTTTTCCGCCCACACCACCTCCTTCATGTGCCGCGTCGAGAACAGCACATCGATGCGCGGATGCTCAAGCACGGCCATGCAGCCATTGCCGATGCCGCCGAGGTCCGAATAAATCTCGTGGCTCTGCGAGGCGAAATTGTGCTTTGGCGAATTGAACACCGAATAGAGCCGCGTCGTCGCCGTCTCGAGCCAGCCGCGCACCGCCGGGATCTGATCGACCCGCTCATCCTCGCATTTGAGCGCGAACCATTTCAGCGTCGGGCTGGTGAGCAGCGCATGAAGCCCGGCCGCGAATTGTTCGAGCGCCCAGATCGGCGTCGCGTCATAGACCCATTGCATCCGCTTCGCGCCCGCCGGCTGAACCATGGTGTAATCGGCGCGGTTGGGCTGGATGTAGCGCGTGATTTCCTGCCAATGCGTGAGAAACGTCGAACGATCGGAATTGCCCCGCTCCCAATCCTGAATGATGGATTGCGCGCGCGGCTCCATCACGCACCGAGCAGCGTTTTCTTGCGCGAGCCGAGATAATCGCTCGCCCCCATGCCCGAGGTCAGGATGGTCGAGACACGCCCTGCCGCTGCCGCCGCAGAGGCGCGCGCCGCATCGCCCGCGGCCTGCACATCCTTGTCCGTGACGGAAGGCGGCGACGGCACCGGGCCGGCGGGGCTCGCCACCGGGGTAGCGGCGCGACTGGACGATCCGAAGCTCATGGGCGGTTGTCGATCGCCCAATTGTCGCGCGGACACGGATTGCTGTCCGCGAAGCGCTTCATCGAGGGCGGAAAGGGCGGCGGCGGTCCCGTGATCGCGAGCACCTGCGCCGGCGTCAGCGGCGTGTACCCGTTGGCAGCGTATTGCGCCCACAGCGCATCGTCGGTTTCGTGCGTGGGGACAACACCTGGGGCATAGCGGTACAGATCGGAGCGCACGTCGTAGAACGGATTGGGCTTCGCGCTCATGGCTCACGGCGTCCGCACGATGCAGACAATCGGGCCTTCATCCTTGGGCGGAGGATCGAGTCTTAGGAACGCGGCGTTCACCGCATCGGTGCTAACGATTTCAAACGCCCCGTTGTTGAGATTCGTGCCCTGGATCAGCACAGGGTCTTGCGGCACGAAGTTTGCGAATGTGCCGTTGGCGCCGGTGACGCGCCCAGTGGCGGCGGCGAAGGTGAGCGATACCTGCACGCGCTTGCTCATACCGGCATCGCGGGTATGCGAGCGCGTATCGCTGCCGCCTTCCTGATGCGCGCTTTGACCTGTCGCCTTGATGCGTGTCCCCATCTCGTCGCTCATTCGCGATCCTCCCCCTCCCATGCCGTACACCAGTCATCCTCAGCCTTCGGCTCCGGTTTCGGGAACAGCCGGCACGTTCCCTTCGGCAACGCCTGCCCGGCGTTGATGAACCGGGTACGCGCCGCCTCTTCGGTTTCGCCTTTGCGGAGCACGATAGGCGGTGCCTCCGTGAAGGCGAGGCAATTGCCGCAGCGCCGCGTTTCATCCCATCCCGGCATGGGTCATCATCCGTTCTTGCGGTCGGCCGAGTTTTGCGCCGCTTCAAACGCGGTTTCGGAAGGGTCTTCGAGTTCTTCTCCCGGCACATCATTGACCGTCGCCGGTGCCCGGTTGGGCGGGAAGATCACGATGTCGTATCGGCCCACGTCGCACACGCGCACGACGAGCCCCGCGAAATCCGTCAGTTCGGGGTGAAAGGCCGAGCCCCGCACTTCGGTTTTGTCGTGCTTTTTCGTGAGCATTTGGCGCTCAGGCGGCACGCGGTAAACGATCGGGAAGCCGAGTTGCGGCATGGGGTGTTCTCCACACGGAGGGGATCACCCGCCCTAGGAGCGCCACAAAGGTCACATCACTGTCAAGTACCACGGAACAAAGATGGAACCAGGGTGATTCGCGTCATCCCCCTAATTTCCTCCCGAAGAACCTATGACACCGGCCGCAATACAGATGTTCGATGTCCTTCGGATGAAAGCTTCGCATCCCGCACGGTCGGAACAGGATGCTCTTGCCGTCCGATGTCGTTTCGATTTTCCAAACCACGCCCTCGCGCGGGGCGCAGTCGCGCCGCCATTCCTCCTGCTCGAGAGCAGCGTCGTGCACGGCACCTTCGATCTTCCGCCGCAAGAGCTGCAAGACTTTGCCGATCATCTCATCATTCACGCCATCGCGAACGGGTCCCAATCATGCACGTGGGTTGCCGATGCCGTGCGCTGCGCTTCGCTCGCGTGGCGACCGCGGATTTCCAAATCCTCGCCTTCCGCACTCATGGCGTATTGCAGCGCATCGTGCGGATGGCTGTGCGGCGTCTTATCCGGTTCCTCCGAATAGCGCTCGATGTCCACGAGCGGCAGCTTCTTGTAGCGATAGCCGCTGTTGAACCCTTCGCGCAGCACCGGACACAGATTGGGATCGAGCAGAAAAGCGGGCTCACCGTCGATCAGGTTCATCAGCGGCTTGCGCACCGCTTCGAGACGCGGGATCAGCGCATTCGTGGGCGCAGGCAGGATCGTGATGCCCGCATGAAACGAGACGATTTCGATCCACGACATTTCGCCATCGTCCTTGTCGTTGCCGTGCTGTGCCGACGGATCGGCATAGCAGAGGATCTTCTGCACATCGAGCCCCGGATAATTCTCCTTCAGCGTGAGCGCGAGCAATTGGCCGAAGCGGATCGGTCCCGTGCCCGATTGCGTCGCGAGTTCACGCAAGGCACGCCATTGCCCGTTCGGCAACCGCTGCAAAAACGCCGCCGCAGGCGACAGGCCCGCATCGAGCCCGATGATGAGCTTGTGCCAAGGCGCGAACGCGAGCGGCACTTTCGAGACGTGGATCGTATCCTGATATTCCGGATAGATCGGCTTTCCGGCGCGGGAGAAGCCCGGCGCATTGTCGATCATCCGCTTGATGTACCAGACCGGCTGCCCCTTCGCCTGATCGATGTAATAATCCGCAGGCAGATTATGCAGATTCTCCGCCCCCGGCTCCAAGCCGCCCGGCTGGCGGAAAAGATCGACATCATCGGGCGTGTTCCTGAAAATCTCCGTATACAGCCAGCTTGTCAGTTCGGGCGCATTGCAATCCATCAGAATGCCCCACCATGACGGGCCGCCTTCGCTCATGTCGGGATAGCGGCCCCACCGGCCCTTCGCGAAGGTGTAGACTTCGCGTGACAGCAGATCGGCTTCGTTCAGGTACCACAGCGTCGGCTCATAGCCGCGCATCACATCCTCGACATTGTTCTCGCCGATGGCGATGAAATCCATCTGCAAATCGCAGATCGTCTTGTCGGCAAGCTCGAATTGGATTCGGTGCGTGGCGGGACCGTCCGTCGAACCCTGAAACTCGCCCGCATCTTTCGGGATGCGCTTCCACCACGAGGGCAGTGTCGTCTTCCAAAGTTGGCGATAGGTGTCGCGCACGATGCAGACCTTGGTCTTGCGCGTCTTGTTGTCCTGATTGCTGGTGCGCTGGCGCGAGGCGTAGAGGATCGATTTCATGCAGCAGGCGGTCGTTTTTCCGGAGCCGACCGGCCCGTTAATGATCTGAACCCTCTTCTTGGCGAACATGAACCCCTGCGCCACCGGCCCCGGCGGCAACCATTGGAGCTTCAGTTCTTGACGCATTCGCGGTGCCCTCGATCACGGTTGCGGTGAGTCCGACGCCGATCAGATTTTCGGGTTCGGGAGATGGCGGCGCGGCCCCGGTGAGCTCGCCCCCGATGTGCAAGTAGATCACCTTGCGATTTGTGATGTCGATGGAAACCGGCATTTTGCTGTGCAGATAGGGCAAGAGCGGGATCATCGACAGCCGCTTCTCTTGCAACGCCTCGAGCCTCGTGCATCCTGTCGCGGCAACCAGTTCCTCAATCGACATGGCCGCGATCTGCAACAGCCCCTCCGCGGGCGAGGTGTATTTGTTCAGCAGATATTCCGCGAACTCGACGGTGCGCTTGTTCCGCGCACCAGGCGGGCGGCCAATCCGGGCGCGGATGTCCTTGACCGCGGCGCCATGTCTGCCGGGGCCGATCAACTCATCCACCCAATCGATCTGGTTCGCGTCCTCATCGAGCGGTTCGGGCGGCGGCGCCATTTCGAGCGCGAGCTTGAGAGCGGCCTTTTCGCCGCTCGTCGATTTCACCCGCCCGCCTTTCCTGGCGCCGGCAAGCGGCGGCTTTCGCTGAGTCATGCCAAAATCCCCGACCCTTTGGGTTTGGGATTCTGGACTCGCATTTTTGCCAAAACTCCACAACCTCAACTACCACTCGGTGACAGAGGTCATAGTGGCGCGCGGCGGCCGAAACCGGGGGTACCCCCCCCTCGAGCGCGCGCGCGCCGGCGCCGGCCTGGCGCGAATCGAGCGCCCGATCGGTGGAGATTTGGTGGAGTAGCGGCTAAACCGTTGATTTCATTAGGCTAGGCGCTCCCTACACAAGGGAGAACATCAAGCTGGACATAGAGATTCGCCAGATCCGGGCGCCGGCCGCTCCGGCGAGCGCGCGCCCTAGCCAGTAAAATGTCCCTGGAATAATCCGATCCGGCAAATAGCGCTGCACAGTTGCACAGGCGTTGCACAGGCGTTGCACACCCTTAGAATAGAATTACATGAGACATAACAATATCTTATCTTATCTGTCCCGCTCACTGTGCAACTGTGCAACGCGATCCTCGCGCACATGCGCGCGCGCTCGCTTGCGCGCACATGCGCACGTGTTTGCCCGTTGCACAGTTGCACAGTGCCACCAATTCGCTCTTTTCATAGCAATATCAACGGCTTAGATGTGCAACGTCCTGTGCAATGGCGTTGCACAGGACCCGGACCCGTATCGCACGAAGCATCTCGCGTGTGTTCTGCCACTAATCGGCAAGGGTAGGGGCGAACGCAACAGACACACGCGCGAAGTCGGAGCTCACGCGATCCGCGCAATCCGCCACGAGTCGGAGCGGTGCTCGAACGTGCGGCGTTCTGTCACATATGCTAGTGAAATAATTTCATCATATACGGCCGATGCCATGTTGGCGCATGGCACGAAACAGCAAGGGAATTCAGTCATGAGAGACATCTACCAAGAAGTAACCGATCGCATCATTGCAGCGCTCGAGTCCGGCACGGCGCCTTGGTTGCGTCCGTGGCGCGACGGCAAAAGCGGTTCAGCACAAGAACCGTTCAACGCGCTTAGCGGGCGGCCCTATAACGGCATCAATCTGTTGATCTTAGGGACCATGCCGTACGCGTCGCTTGCCTGGCTCACCTTCAAGCAAGCGCTTGAGCTAGGCGGCAACGTCAAGAAGGGTGAACGCGGCACTCAAATCATTTTTTGGAAGTTCGAAGCGCGCAAAGACGAAGAGACGGGCAAAGTAAAAACGATCCCGTTCGCGCGCGCCTATACCGTGTTCAACGTGGAGCAATGCGAGAACCTGGACGCGGCAAAACTCAAGCTTCCGGCGCCGCCAACGGAAGGCGCAACGGATATGAACGCATTGGCGGCCAGGGTCGGGGCAATCGTCCGTCATGGCGGCAACCGCGCGTTCTTTTCGCCGCATCATGACTTTGTGCAAATGCCGGGCGCCGAAACCTTCAAGAGCCAAGAACACTACCAGGCGACGCTCGCTCACGAATTGACGCACTGGACCGGCCACGACAAACGCTGCAAGCGCGAATTCGGCAAGCGCTTTGGCGATGACGCCTACGCCTTCGAAGAGCTAGTCGCGGAAATCGGGTCTGCCTTCCTTTGCGCGCAACATGGCATCGCTTTGGAAGGCTTGCAGCATGCGGCCTATCTGGCCGGCTGGCTCAAGATCCTGAAAGAGGACAAGCGCGCCATCTTTACTGCCAGCTCCAAAGCGCGCGAAGCGGCCACATTCCTGACAGGCGAACGCGAAGAAGAAGCAATCGCCGCCTGATTTCTCCGGCTAGGGCACGGATCATTCCGTGCCCCTTCCGGTGCAATCAAGCGCCAAACGAAAGGACAGCACATGCAATTCACAGCCGAAGAAGCATTCGAAGCGAGCGATTGCGAGGAACCGATCATGATTACACGCGCGGCGGCGATGCGCCTAGTAAGCGAGCACGACGCCACGTGGGAAGAATTCGAAGCGGACAATAAGGGAACCGGGATCGGCTTTAATACTTTTGACGCGGCGCATGTTTTGCGCTGGCTTGGTTACTGAATTGACAGCCTAAAGCAACCTATCAGCATCATACAAATGCCGCGTTGGCGCGCGGTACAACAACAGCAAGGAGTTACTGCAATGGCGAAACTGAAAGCACACGGCACGGAAATCGGCACGCTCTACACAATGACCGGGCAACGCCGGTATATGTCGGATGGCAAGATTTTGACCAATCATGGCCATGGCTGGAAATTGCACGGCAAGATCAAAGACGGCGTGAACCCGCAACAGGCATTCGAACGCGCGCAAGAACGCCAAAGAGAATTTATCGCCGCGAACCCCATGACTGCGGCCTATAAGGCCGCGCTTCATGAGACTGCGCCGGCGTGCAAACGCTGGAAGCTCCACCTAGCAATTGGCATGATGCCCGACGATCCAGATGGCGTGTGGTCCGATGCCTGTGACGGCTATGGCGACAACGTGCATGCGGACTTGGACGACGTTGTGCGCCTTTGCGAGCTGTACAAGCTGGCATTGAACGAGCGCAAATCTCTGCAAACCACAACCGACGCCACGTGACGGCAAAAAGCGGCCCCCGGACGGATTGGCGTCTATCCGGGGGCCTTGATTGCCATGGCCTCGACCCAACGCCAGCAAGGCAACGGGGGGGAAACCATAGACAACCCAAGGGGAACCTATGACCTATGCCAGGGAAAACGGCGCCGAAAATGACGCGGCGTTCTGCCGCGTATCATAGTGAACCAATTTCACTGATTTCTTGGGAGTGGTGAAGGGGATGGAATCGGCCATCCCCGCCACACTGAGGAGAGCCCGATGGAGAAACATCGGACCATCCTCCACCTTCGGATCAGATTGTTCGGGTACGCCCTAACGATCCTGCTCCGCCGGTGAGGAGGCCGCCCCCAGGTACGAACTGGGGGCGGTTCTCTCCAATATAGGGCAGAAATCCATGACTGATCAATTACCGCGCGGGAAACCCTGAAATGACGCCCCGCGATTTCGCCGCCTGGCGCAAGGCCATGGGATATTCCTACACGGCCGCCGCCGCAGCGCTTGGCCTGTCCCGCCGCATGATCATCCTCTACGAGAATGGCGAAAAACCCGTTCCCGGTGATCCCGCAAAAACAACGGACATCGTTATTCCACGTGCGGTCGCGCTCGCCTGCGCCGCGCTTGCCGCGGGGCTCGATCCCATCGGCACACTCAAACCCAAAGGACGATTGGGCTGACCTGGCGCTCCTCAAAAGTATATCCCCGTTCCGTTGGGTCCAACGGCTCGCCCCGTGCTCGGGGCTGGTGAGCTCTTGCTCCCTGGTCGGTAGTCCGCCGCTGGCGACAACATCTTCCCAAGCGGCGTCGTTGACATCGACGGTCGGCACGTCCTGCCAGCCGCCGTACTTCTCGCCGGGGCAAAGAGAGCCACTCGCATCGACGCATGGCGTCACGTAGCGGAACTGGAGGAACCGCTGCTCGCCAAGGGCAACCCATCGCATCTCAAACATTTTGGCTCGTCAAGAATTGGGGGCAGCATTGATCGGGCCGCCGTCTGATTTCTGTTCAAGCAGGAAGGCCAGTGCCGAGACTTGAAACTCCAGATCGCGAACGCGCTCGACCAACCCCACGACTACGCGCCAGCCGCGCCGCCCCTTCAGCCTCTCGGCCAACTCTTCGCCTTCTCGGATCAGTTCAGCGCTCACGGAGGGCTCTGAGTTCGCGGACGGATTCGCAAAGATTTTTGATGGCCCTGGCCGCGTCCCACATCTGCGCGGTGTATGCTTTTGAGTTAGACAGCACTAGGGCTGCGTCCGCTTCGTACTTTTTCAGGTCATCTTCGCTGATCATGGTGCTCGTCTCACCTAGAACGTTGGAAAGCAATTATTGCTATAATTCCGATCAATGGACCGAATAGGATTAGCAGTGTTGCGCCAATAAGAATTTCGGCCATTTGCTCCTCAATCCTTCTTCCGAGCAACGGCACGACGACGCCCCGCTCGAACCTGTTTCGGCCCGCAGAGGATGACGCCTTCCGGCAACGGCACGAGCCCGCCAGTCGCGTCCCACATCTCGACCTGCTTCATGGCGTCAAGCAGACTACGGCTTGCTGGCGACAAACCCTTAATGTAGCGGGCGACCGCTTCCGTGCTGTCGGTTGGCTTGAAGCCGCAGAACGCCATAATCTCGGCATCGGTCATGGGCATTGGCTGCTCACCTTTTGGATGTTGGGGGTAATGGCGGAGTGCCATGGATCGCGAGCCACCACGCGAGCCGCGCGTACCATGGCCTAACACCATTGGAGAGACAGAACATCGCCAGCGCCATTTTCAGCGCACGCAGCCGCGAGCCTTCGCCCATGCCGTGACGCTTGCGGCGGACTGAGCGATAGGCGGATATAGCTGGTTCTATCTTCACGATGCTCCTCAATCAGGTATTGGCTCAAAGCGACCATCAAGAAACTCTTCGGTCAGGCGCAGGCGGAATTCCCCTGTCTCCACGTTGCGATAGACAGTCCACTTCTGATCAGCAAAACGGTCCTCGAACTCCTGCGCGGTGGAACATTGGAGCGACGCGGTATCTGAAATGACCTCGTAGATTTTGTTACGCTTGATGTGTCGATACTTGGTCATTCGCTCCTCAATCAGACGTGCCGAGTGCAGCATTTTGGACAGTTTCATTACCATGTCTGCGAACCTGTTCGGCTGAGCCTAACTTTCTAAATTCCATACGGGCAATTGGATATTATGGATGTTCAACGGCAACACCAAAAAGACTCTAACTGAGGCCCCAACCGTGATTGAGAATTGCCTAGTCGATCACTGCATGCGGCGCGAATTGCGCTGGGAGATTGATCGTCTCAGGCTCTGCCTTCAGGAAATCTCTGACCTACAATATGGCGGCACATCGCTCACGGATCAGGCCCATAAGTTCAATGCTGCCCTGAGCTACGCTAAATTCGCCCTGAGCAAGAAAGTATAGGAGACGCCCGCCATGGATTACGGCTCAACAGCGCTTACTCTAGTTGATCGCATTCGCGCACTGATCCCGGCCCACCCAGAAATCCTGGCGATGGAATCAGCTTGGGATTTGGGCGCTGCGGCACGCGCAAGAGCTTTATTCAAAAGACTCTTAGAAAGACCCGCACCGTGCCAAGGCACTTGCATACGAGTTCGATGATTAGGAAGCACCCCAAGGCGCTTGCGCGGGCAATCTGGCATCCGGGCAAGAAATGCGGCTGGGGTCCGACTAAGAAGCGGAAGCGCCGCAAGGGTAAAGTGCACTTCTCGTTACGTGACAAACAAGCCGATTGTAGAACCTAGGAGACGCCGATCCCATGAATATCAAATGGCTCAAGGTGCAGATGGATAAGTTGAGGTCCGAGGCCAGTCGTGGGCCGGTGCCGTCGTCGGTGATATTTACGCTCACCGACCCGATCATGGACAAGATTTCTGCCTGGGAATACCCGCGCTACCATGCCTGCTGCGGATACTCCTCAGATGGCCCGCACAACGATTCGTGCCCCATCATCCCAGCTTCCTAGGAGTCGCCGATCCAATGCTTGGCTGCAATCACACCATCCAGGCCCAGGGCGAATTTTTCGAGAGCCGTTTTGGACGAGCGCCGGGATGGGTAAAGCAGCGCATCGTTTTCGTCTCAAACGGCGACGACGATCATTACTGGATGGGCTTGGAGAATTGGTCAGAAGTGGACGCAATGATCACCAAATTGCAGACAGCAGCGACCGAAGCTTTCGGCCCCAAACCTGAAACTACGTGAAAGGCCCGCCATGGATTACGGCTCAACAGCGCTTACTCTAGTTGATCGCATTCGCGCACTGATCCCGGCCCACCCAGAAATCCTGGCGATGAATCGCCCGCCAGTGCTCGAAAAAATCAACAGCACTCGCCTGATAAAATCAGTAGGGATCACGCGCGTCCTAGTGAACGATAGCGATCGCGAGCACTCCTACCAGATGAGCATTCCGGCCGGTGATCCAACGGGCGACGGCTCACTCGGATGGCGGCTCAACTATGGCGGAGAACCCACGCTGAACGATCTGCACTCGGCGATCAGCATCATGGAAAGCTACGAATACCTGCTCTCGTCCGGCATCACGACGGCGGAGGCTATCAACCGCCTCCGTTGCCTGCGGCGCGAGTATCAACGGCAACACCAAAAAGACTCTAACTGAGGCCCGGCGCAACGGCTCACAAGAAACCGTCCTCCGCAGGCAAGACCACAAAGGCCAACACCGGCTAAAAATCCCCAGGAGGGGCGGCGCGCAACCCGCCACCCTTTTCCTTTTCTAAGGAGTCTTCCGTATGCCTTTTATCGTTATCGTTATGGTGCTCGCCGCCCTGCCTGTGCTCGTCGTTTTCGCCGCGCTCACCCCGTCCAAACCTCCGCCCGCCACCCCGCATCGCGCCACATGCTGCGAGTTCGTTTCCGATGGTAAGTGGCAACAGAGTCTCATCGACGCGCAGGACGAGACAGAGGCGGATCGCGAGCGCCGTCGCAAACAGCTTAACGCTGATGTCGCGCGCGAGATGTGGATCAAGAAGATTCACGACGAGGCTGAATCGTACCGCCCGCCGCCGCCCTGCGGTTCGCTGTCGAATCCCTGCCACGTCACCATGTCACCGTGAAAAAACGAAGGCCCCCTGAAAAGCGCAACCAGTTCCGGGGGCCTTCCACAGGCATCTAGGGAGGGGGGAAAAATTGGGGCGACACCTGTACTCCGAGGGGAGCAGGGTCAGGAGCGCCACGGTTCGCCCCACTCTGTCAAGGGGTTCCCCCTATTCCTGAATCACGAACATGCGCACGAACTTGCCGTGCCCGAGCGGCAATTCCGCGATCTGTTCCGGCATCTCGATGTCGCCGCGTTCGATTGCGTCACAATAGGCGCGCGTGACGGCGAGAAAGAGCTTTTTGTCCGCCTGCGGCCCGAGCACGGCACCCAAGCGCTGATAGAGCGGCTGCTTGTTGTGATGCCCGTGTGCTGTTTCGGTCTTTTCCATAGACTTGTCGCTTTCCTGAAAAGTGAAAGGAGGCCGCGTGACGATCTGATCCACGCGGCCCCCGTATCTAAAATGGGCGCGCGGACGCGCGCCCCTTTATTTCGGCTGTGGGATGTCGAGGACCCCGTAATGCTTCCCGTCGCTCGCCCAAATCACGACCAGCGCCTTACCCGGCGGGATGTTGCTGCCCGGAGGCAAGGGCGGCCAGATCGTACCGCCCTGCGGATCGGGTGGCACGATCGGATGGGCCGGCGCTGGCGGATAAGGTTGTCCAGGCGGCAAGGCGATGGGATGCGACGGCTGGCCGCCGCCCGGCAACCCTTGATCGGGATGGCCGGGACCACCCGGCAACCCATGGCCCGGATGGCCGGGCCAGCCGCCCGGCAACCCTTGATCGGGATAGTTCCCGGTGACCGGGATGATCAAAGCAAGCTGCATGAATGAATCTCCTTTTTTGGTTGACACCCCCTCGGAGCACAGGAGCCGCCCCCTTAAAGCGGCCCCACTCGCTCACCGCCGGATCGCAAACAAGCCCGTGCAGGAGAGCAAATCGAAAACGAAAACGATGACGGCGATCGCCACCAGCGCCCAAATGATGATGCGCAGAATCGCTACGACAATGCCGCCGTCCGGATTGCCGAATTGCGCGAGCACCCAAGGCACCACCAGATTGACGATGGCGATGACCGCGATGACAAAGACGAGCCAGATCAAAAAACTCTGCAAGACTGCCGGAGTGAAGCAAGCCATCGTCAATTTCCTTTTGCTCGATCGGGCGGCGCGATGTCGTCTTCCTCGCCCGCCTGCATCGGCGGGAACACCGTCTCCCACGGCAATGTCGTGACGATATGCTGCACGCCGCCGATACGCCGGCGCCGGACCTCGCCGCGATTGCCGAAGATCGCGCCATCGAGACGCTGCATCGCTTGCGCCCAGGTCCCCGGCGCACCCGCCTCGCCCTTCCATTGCGTACCGTTGAAGATCTTCCGCAATTCGAGCGCGGTATGGCTGATGTCGACGAACCAGCCCTGTTCATCCTGCCAATCGGACTTGCCTTCGAATCGCCTCGACGCGCCGGCCGCGAAACTGCGCGCATCGCGATAGACCCTGAGCCCAATCCGCGCCAGCGTGTCGCCCGCCGTCTTCTGTCCCATCGCCTCGAGCAATTCGCGCCGCGCTTCGACCAGCCAAAACGCCACCGATTCGCGCGACCCGCCCCGGAAATGATCGGGCAGATATTCCAACAGATGATCGAGGCATTGGCGTTCCTCGCTTTTCTGATCGGCCTCGCCGACCACGCTCAAGGGCATCGCCTGCCCCCATTCTTCGGCGCGCGCCGGATCGAACCCGGTCCACATCATCAGATCGTAGGCCGCACCGATGGCGGCATACTGATCGGCGATGCGATCGGTATGACCGGCATTGCGCAAACCCCGGCGATAGGACCCCAGGGTCCGTTTGTACCGGCCCCATTGCTCGACCAGACGCCCGAGCAATTCCGCGCCGATGCGGGTCCAATCCTCCCGTCTGCCCAACACCTCATGCACTTCGATGTCGTCTTCGAGTTCGCCTTCGTCTTCGCCGGCCTCGCGTTCGCGCGCACCCCGGCGCAACAGCGACAACACGGCAAAGCGCGAACGGTCCTGTGCCCGCAGGGGCGGCATCAGCACCGACGACGCCACAAAGCAGTTCCAAAGCTGTGTCGATGTCGGCGTGCCATCCTGCCCGCCGCGCAGCCGCGTGCCGCCGCTGCTTGCGATCCGCATCAATTCGATGGTTTCGGTGATCTGACGATTGTCGGCCTTGGCTTCGAGCTCATCGAGGCTGACGGGCCGCGAGGAATAGCCGACCGTCTGCGCGATGCCCGCCGTCGTCGCGTTCTCCGCTTCGATCATGCCGTCCCTGCCGTGCAACCACCGGCTCAACAATTGCAGCGTGCTCTTGCCGGAGCCGAAGCCCCCGGTAATCCACGCTTGCGCGCGCCATTCATTCGCCTGCCCGAGACATTGACAGCCATAGAGCCCGACCCAGAGCTTCGCCATGACCGGCTGCGCCCATTGGCAGGTTTCCGCGAGCGCCAGAAGCTTCGCGGCGGGCCCATCCGGCCCCGCCTTCGCCCCGAACACAGGCTCGCGCACGCTCGCGCATTTCGGATACAGCAACCCGCCGCGCAAACCCGTGCCGCAGCGCTCCTTGCCGACAAACAACACATCGCCGCAATGGATGATGAGCTTGCCCTCTTCGACCCATCCGCCCTGTGTGCGGACATGGGTCATCGGGTCCCACACGCCCTTCTCAGTCGCGGCCCGGATCAGCATCCCGCCGAGGATGCCGTGATTCCAATTCTTGAGATTGCCGTCCTTGTCATAGACCGGGAAGCGCTTGCGCAACCATTGCTCGCCGCCGAACAACCCGATGATGTTGAGGCGATTGACCTCGCTGCATTTGAGTTCGATCAATTGCCCGATGGAATCGAGGAAATAACAGACATTGCCCTTGCGCCCGAGCGCGATGACCGGCGCATCGGGCGGCAAACGATCCGGTATTTCCGTCGCATAGAAGGGGGGCCCTTCGCCCGCCGCCGTCTTCTCTTTCTTCGGCCGCCGCTTGATCGGCTCCGCATTGACGACGGCAAGGTGAACCGTCTTTTTGGGTTCGGAGGAAGGGGTTTCGTCCGTCATGGGCGCGCCGCCGGGTTCCACCGGAGCGGCTGTTGCCAGTCGAACAGCGGGGCCTTGTTTCGCGCAAAGCACCAGCGCCCCCCCGACCAGACCACCGGATAGGGAAATTCATGCTCGAAAGGCGGGTGCTTCCGCACGCCGCCGGCGCCCTTCACCAGAATCGTAATCACCGTGCCGTCCCGAGGCGCATCGCGCATCCCCCACCAGGCATGATCCGGCTCGCTTGTCATGTCTGATCCTCCCTGCGCAGCCGCCGCACTTCGGCGAGCAGCGCCACCGCATCGGCCTTCAACTGTTCAACCCACGGCGCATAAGACAGATCGCGCAGACTCTTCGGACACCCGAAATGATCGGCGAATCGCTTCGCCATCGCTTCCAATTCGGCATCCGCGAGTTTGCTCATGCGGCACCCCGCCCTTGCCCGCGCGTCTTTCCGATCAGGACATCGTTCACGTCCTTGAAGGCATCGGGCATTCGCGCGAGTTTGACTTCGTACCGATCCGCAAGATCGAGGCAGCGCAATTCGAGATTGCGTTCCGCTTCCACATTGCCGGTATCGTTATCGCCGACCACCACCACGCCGCCGATGGTTTGCGGAAAGCGCATCAGGCCGAGCGCGTTCAGGCTATAGGCCGCGACCACCCGCTCGCCGGGCAGCGCGATCGCCAGCGCCAGACCGTCTTCGATGCCTTCCGTGGCGTGAACCCACTCGCCCTTGGGCGCGTGATTCAGCGCCTTGCCCGATCGCCCCCGCGCGATGCGGATGCTCGCGCCGGCGACATAGCCGAGCACGCATTTCGAATCCTTCTTGCCGAACGCCTTCACCCACACCCCGCCTTCTTCTTTCAGGTAGATGCGATGGATGCCGCCGAAGCCCCGGCCCTGGCCCTCGAGACTTTGGCAGGCGACGAGCGCGGGAAAGCGCCCCGGCTGACTCGGATGCGTCAGACGCGGATGGAAGTGCAAGCTGCGCGGAAACACGCCGCCTTCGAGTTCGCGCGGGTCCAGCCCGCGCGCCTTCAGATACAGGCTCGCCGGATCGTCCCCATTGAGCGGGTTCGATTCGAGATAGAGCGCGAAAGCGATGCCGCGCTTCCTGTCGCGTTCCGCTTTTTCGCCGGCGCGGTTGCGCTTGACCTGTTCTTCGACGGCGCGCGCCTTGGCGGGGTCCGGCGCCTCGCCTTCGATGCCGAGCCAGCGCTTCGCCCATGGGATAGCGCGGTGAAAATCGCCTTCGGTCGCGAGATAGGCGACGAGCGACAGGCCGGGCAGCGCCTTGCCGCCGTCGCCGGTAAAAAAATCCTTCCACACCCCGGTCGCGAGATTGATGCTGAAGGACCCGCGGCTGCGGTCGAACCGCGCCGGATTGATCGCCACCCATTCATGACCGCGGCGCTCGCCATCGGGCGCGAGCTCGCGCGCCAGACGCTCCATCTGATTGATCAGCAGACGGTCGATCTGCTCGACCGTGTAGTAGTAGCGCACGGCACTCATGCTTCGTCCTTGAGCTTTTTCTTGCGCCGCTTTTTATGGCCGAGCTTGCCGACGACCGAGGCGAGATTGCGGAATCCTCCCGAACTCCAATCGACCGTGCTCTTGCCCGGCGGCACCACGCTCACCCTGCCGCCCTTCTTGGCGAAATCGCGCATCAAGGTTTCGATGTCGCGCTTGGTGCTCATCACCGCGCCGCCTTCCGATGCGTATACGGAGCATCGTTCTCGAGCCGCGCGAACGCATCGACGAGATCCATCACCGCGTCCGCCGCGAGCGCGCGCGCTTCGCCCTCGAGCGAGGCGAGGTTCAGCGTTGCCTCGCGCAAGGTGCGCGCGGCCTGGTGCTTGACCTCGCCCACCACTTCGGGCGGCGGCAGGCGGGCGAGCACCATATCGGCGAGCGCGATGTTGCGGTCCTCGCTGGTCGGGCCGCGCGCCGCGCGCTTGGCGATGACGATCAGATGCGTGCCGCGCGAAAACCGGCTCATGGCGGCGGCTCCGCGCAGAGGCCATCCGGCCCCGGCTTGTTAAGGCGCGTCAGATGCGCGGCCTGCCAGTCTTCGATCGCCCGGCGCGTCACCGCGCCATCGGTCAGGGCCTCGACCGCGATGCGGTTTTCGACCCGCATCTCGCGCACGCCCATGAACCAGCGCGACACCGTAATGACGCTGACCCCAAGGCGCTTGGCGGCGAAGCCATTGGGCAGGCGGTGATCGTGCAGCCAGATTTTCAGGGGATGGTGAAGGGGGGAATTTACCATAATCCGCCAAGCCTTCCCGTCGCGCCTCTCGCAAGAGAGTTAAGACGGCGGCCCGCGCCAGTGTCAACCATTATGGTTAAATTTCAGAGCGACTATTACCATAATGGTTGAATTGCACTCCGGACGGAATCCCAACTTAGACCACTAAAATTTTTGTGAGCATGTCCGACTCTGAACAGACACGCCTCCGGCCTGCCCGATCAAACGCCGGCCGCGCGCGATTCCATCCCTTGTGTAGGGAGCGCCTAGCCTAATGAAATCAACGGCTTAGCCGCCACTCCACCAATTCTCCACCGTTATTCAGGACGCGCAAAGTCTCAAATTTGTCATGCATTAACTTACCATTTCGGTTATTTATTAGGCGTCACACTCCGCCCTTTTAGGGACGCGTCTTTTATGAGCACCACGAAAATCGCCGCCCTGCGCAAGGAACGCGGCCTGACACAGAAAGATCTTGCCCTCCGCTTGAAGCCCAAGACCTCCGACGTTCAGATCAGCCGTCTCGAATCGGAGGACCGGCGCCTCACCCTGAACTGGCTTCGCCGCATCGCCGCCGGGCTCAAGGTGCGAGTCTCCGAGCTCTTGGCCGATGAGGATGTGGCACCGCGCCCACTCGCCCTCGACCGGAACATCACCATCCAATTCAATGAGGGACGGGGCATGACCCTCACTGAAGAGGACATCGTGCGGATGGCAAAGCTTTGGCTCCAGCATAGGGAAGTCACCCACGCCAGCTTGATGTTTGAACAGGAACTCAGGGCGCGCGAGCCGCGAGCCGAATAACCGTTCCGGAAAATATCCCTCGCCTAATTTAACCATTTCGGTTGACACGCCCCAACCTCTGAAGGTTAATGGCGCGCCTTCCCCAAGGAGCGCGCGCCGTGAAAACCCATCCCGCATTTACCGATCCGGTTGTTTCACGTGAAATCCGCGAGGCTGAAGATTGGCTCGCCAGCCCCGCGTTCCAGACCGAACACACCCGCCTCGTCGCCGAACTCAACGCCTTGCGTCTGGAAATGAGCGCGCGCGGCATCCCCCCGCGCGCGGCCCGAGCCCTCATGCTGACCCTCCATGTCGAAGCCATGGCCCATGGCGGGCGCCGGCATCCCAATCCCAAACTCTTTGCCAGCTTCGTCACGAACGAAATCAGCCGGCGGATTTTCGAGGCCAACGACCTCAACGCCCCCGCCATCATCCTCGACGACCTATGAAGCCCGCCGCCGACAGCCTGTTGCACCAGCTTGCCCAGGGCAGCGAGCGCGAGCGCGCCGCCTACCGCACGATCCTCGCCCTCATCCGCCTCGTCACCGAACAGGACGACGCGCTCAAGCTCGCCCATGGCCGCGCGCGGCGCTTTCAGGAATTGACCTATCGCTCCTATGCGCTCGCGACCGAGGCCATCCGGCACCTGCAACAGCGGGAGCGCGACGATGCCTGACGCCGCTCTTTGGTGCATCACCCCGCCCGTGACGCAGGCACCGCCGGAGCGGCAGATTCCGGGCGAATGGCGCTTCTGCGTCACCACCTTCAACGGCAAGCGCTCTTACGCGATCGAGCACTACACGAACGGCGGCTCGCGCGACGCCCTAGGCTCAACCGCGCGCTACGATCTCACGGCGCAACAGATGGGGCAGGACCTCGACACCCTGATCGCGGCGTTCAAGGCGCAGGAAGCAGCGGCGGCGACATCGGCACCGGACAACCGGCCGTCCTGGGAACGCGACCCCGCTTTGCGCGCCGCCATGATCGCGCGGCTCGACGCCATCATTCGTCAGAGCCGGGAGCGGGGCGAGGTTGAGAACGCCATGGCCGCCTACAAGAGACTGACCGGCGCCGACTGGCGCATGTGATTTTTCGAGTTTCGTCCGGGCTTCGCAGCCGGGCGGAAAGCGCAGAGCCCAAG